GATTGTTGAATATTGTTCTTCCTTTTGAAAAAACACGCTTTGTTTTAAAATAATTTACCATAATCAAACCACCTTTTTACTTTCTAATTCTTTATAACCTACACTATGGTAAATTGCACCATCATTACAATCTTTAAATTCTAAATCATAAGTCCAAATTAAATAATTACTATTCTTCATCAAGTTACAAGTAACTCCATTTTCTAAAACAAAATTACCTTCTTCAAAAGGAAGAACAATATTCAACAATCCAACAAGCAACATTCCAATCATTAACCCAATAATAACCATTCCAAAACTTTCACCCATAATTCAAACCACCTTTTTACTTTTCTTTTCTACTTGATATTGTTTAAAATTATACCCTGCTATAAAAGATGTTACCCAAATTACACCTGTTATTATAACATCTATTCCATGTTCAGGTTTAAACCAAAAAAACAAATAAGATATCACAAAACAAATTAAAACAATATACTTTGAATCCATAATCAAACCACCTTTCTACTTTATTAATCTAAACTCCTCTAATTTTAACTCAATTCTATAATCAATATACCAATCAATAGCCATCAACAAAACAAATGTTATAACTCCACCAATAACACTACCAATAATAAACTCAAAACCCATAATTTAAACCACCTTTTTTTTTATCCTAATATTCCTTTTTTAACTTTTATAGTATAAGCACAACTTCCTTTTCCTTTAGCATAAATACAATCTTTACCAATATCTGAATAACACTCTTGTACTTTGCCCCTATAATCACTAATTTCTATTCCAGTAGTACAAACTATATCTTTAGCTTCAAAAGGAATAACACTTATAATATTAAAACTTTTAACTTCAATTATTTCCTTTTCACCAAAATCATTAAATGAACTATATAAAAATAAAGTTGAAATAATAATTGTAAACAAAATTATTATAACTTTAAACCAACTCAAACCATTATCATTCTTATTCATTATTTCACCATCTTTTTGTTTTTGCACAAATCACAAACCTTCCTACCCTGCTCAGTAGAATACTTAACCTTCCTACACTTCTCACAACGAAAACAAAAAACCCTCATGGTAACCAACCCCAACTAAAAATACTAAAATCTAAAGTAGATAACATAATTCCAAACATAACTAAAAAACCCAAAATAATTAATATTAAACCCATCTTCCTTAATTCACTTGGAAAAAATAAATACTGCAACACCATGCCTACTAAAGCAAGTATTAACCCAAAAATAAAAAATAACAAACCCAAATAAATAATCACAGAAAATCGCCCCCAAACTCTTCAACAAACTTATTCACAGCCTCACTCTTAACCTCCAACTTCCTCCTAACCATATAAACCCTAATCACATCATTAGACTTACCCGACAACTCAACCTGAACCTTAACCATTACTTAACCACCCTTTTAATTGTACTTCTAACTTTCATGCACCCAAAACAAACCTGAGTCAAAGCATCATGAAACGTTGAATAAATTGCTTGTTGCGTATGCTTACCCTCACACTCTTGAATATGCTTTCTAACTTCTTCCTGCGTTTTACAAAACTCATACTCCAAATTCATAATCTCGCCTCAATCATTTTTTTACTAATTCCTGTTATACTCTGAAATATTTTATAATCAAAGTTTGGTAATTTGATTGTGTTTTGAATTTCGCTTTGACTTGCTGTTGCAAAACTATTTTTCCAACTCTTTTTATAATTTTTTTCTAATTCAAAATAAAAATATTGTGGAAAAACAATTTTATCATAATCTGTTTTCAAAATTTCTTTATCAAACAAATAAACCTTTTCAGCATCTTTTACATTAAAAGCACCAGCATGATATGAACCTGTGTTCCAGTCACCTGTGTTGCTGTCACCTGTGTTGCTGTAACCTGTGTTTCTGTAACCTGTGTTCAAATCATTTTTATAAACAGGAACAAACTCCTTAACAATCTTCAAACTAGAACAAACTGCTTTTTCACACACCCCTGCCAAAACCTCTTCCTCAATTAAATCTTTTACTTCAACTTCAAAAATCCTATTAGTAGAATCATTCACAAACATATTCCAATACCGAGTAACATGATAACCAGTTGAACAAATCTTTTTATCCTTAATCACAGGCGTCCAATTTTTTCCATCAACAAAAGGAACATAATCAAAACTACCCCCATCTTTTGCTTTCAAATCTTTACTTAAAACTTTAAACCACTTATCCACTATTTCAACTCCCATTTTTCTTCTAACAAAACTTCCAAAGCCAACAACTCTATACCAGAATACTTAGGCTCTGATCTAACTTCTCTATCTTCCATTTCACCAAACCAAGCCGCTGATGATTTAGCTGGGGGTCACACTTTTTGTTCTTATGACACATCAACACTTGATATACCTGACGACATTGGCGAATGGGATTGCTTGAGATAATCCATAATCGTTTCTGCCAAATGGTTAGCACTTTCAGAATTCAACGCAAGGCGAATGACATTACCGTCATCTAAGTTAAAGCCCACGCCGATGGTGTCATCTTCCACGTTATAGCGTGTGGTGTTTCGCCACGATGCTTTTGCAAAACTTGCTGGTAATGTCACCACTTCAACTCCTACTCAAAAACCTGTGCAATCAATTCAATTTTTTTCAAAAGCTAAGGCACAAAACTCTAGCGGACTAAGTCCTAATGCTTCAGCCGCTTTTGGTACAAGCCCAAAAGGCATATCAACGCCGTTATTGTTGTTAATCCAAAACCAAACGTTTTGTGGCTTCTTACCCAATACAGCCGCAGCTTTTGATTGATTGCCATTTATTTCAGGGTGATTAACTAAAACTTCTATCGCTTTCATATTGCCTCTATAACAAAGTGGCGCAATTCTACAAAACAATTTTAATTGCCGTCAAAATATATTTGTATAAGTTATTGTAATAACTACAAATATATTTGTAGATTGCACATAAAAGAGTGTATAAATGCCATGAAACCTACAAAGAGGGGGCGTTATGAATACATTTAAAGATAGATTAAATATAGCGATTGAATACGCAGAGACTGACCAAAGCAAACTTGCTAAGGCAATCGGCGTTACACCGCAAAGCATTCAATACTTATGCAAAAAGGGTTCTGCATCTAAGCACTTGAATCAAATTGCTAATGTATTGAAGGTAAATCCTGATTGGTTAGCAGAAGGTGTTGGCGATATGCCAGCCCGTGACAAGCAAGCACCGCCGATTATCGACTTGAAAGAATGGCAAGGATTGAATCCTAAGTTGCGAGCGTTTGTTGAAGATACGATTGATAAATATAAAAGCAATAAAATCACAACTAATGACATAACATTTTTGCATTTAATGGCAGATAAATTTAGCGCAAGCAACGAACACGCTCACGCATAAAAGAATCCGCAATCAATACAAATAACCCACCTAAGACGTGGGTTTTTTTATGCTTGTTACTACAAATTATTTTGTAGACATTGTTTAAATAGTTTTGTATTATCCGCCCCGACTTGCAAACTTGCAGGCGTAAAACACCCAGCGTAAATTCATCACACTTGTCATTGCGCTGGGACTTTTAAGTTTAAAAGGGGGATAAGACAATGCCACTTCAAAAATTCGCGGTTCAAATTCATCCAGCACAACAACCCATCCGTGTTGATGCTTCAACTATCGAAAAAGCGCGAGAAATTGCACAAGATTTTTTCGGTTCAATTCACGATGCGTACCAGTTATTCGACTGGGTTGAATCGCCTGCCATGCTTTCTGAAGTGAACGGGTGATTTATGAACAAAACAGATAAAGGTTTCTTAATGGACATCGTTATGAATATGGACGAGCCATTTACCGCAGAAGAAGTCAAACAAACCGCGCTTGATAATTACGGGCTGTATTACGACGTGCGTGAAGTTGAAAGCGTGATTGCTGAATTGACAGCGTTGGAATGTGTTGAATTTGACCGTTGCGACAAAACGGCTGATTTATTTGCTGGGGTGGCGGCATGAACGAATTGGAAAATTTAAGGCAGGAAAACGAAATCTTGCGTGGAATTTTAAACATTCCAAAAGTTGATAACGATGCTACTGCATTTCCATTTTGGCTAATCATAATTCCTAAACAAATCATGAAGAAGGATATTGATGCACTTGCATATTGCATCGTGGGGTTGTTTTTTAGCCGTGAATCAGCACAACAACATCTTGATGCTAGACGTTATGAATATGGTGATGATGCCCGTGTTTATTGCCACAGCGGTCACTATTCAAATGAATATAAGCAACTTGTGAAAAATGCTAACTCATATCATGGGGATAATTCTAATGTGCTTTAACTCAACAAAATGGGCAATCGCTCAAAAAATACCCGCAATGCAAAAAATGGTGTTAGTCGTTTTGGCTGACCATGAAAACACCGACACGGGTTTATGTTTTCCTTCGGTTCGTTTGCTTGCCGAAGAATGCGGAATGTCAGAACGCAGTGTTTCAAATCAAATTGCTAGATTATCGGCGGCAGGTTTGATTTCAATCGAGCGTTTCAACCACACAACCAACCGTTACATTCTCAACAAACCAGATGCACCTGTTGCAAAAGCAGATGCACGTCGTTCCGAACCCGATGCAAATCGTGCATCTAAACCAATAAATAACCAACAAATTAACCAAAAAGAATTTATTACTACCGCACGAGAAGAAATTTTGAGTGATTTTGTAGCAGAGCCAAAACCCACTTTAACGATTGCTGATTTAACGATTGAGCAAAAAGAGTGCTACGACTGGGCGGCTAATCACAAAAATTACTGGTACACAGCAACGACTTCAATCGAAACGTTTTTAGCGGTTTTAAACAAAAACACGCAACAAGGGTTAGCGTTCCAATACGCTGAACACAAAAAAGCCCGCGAAACTTGGACAGTCAACGGGCTTAATTCTGAAGATTCTTTTAACAAACAATCAGGTGGCAATTATGAAACACGCAAGCAATTTAATCAACCTTCAAAACTTTCAGCATCCGACGCAATCAACGAAGGTTGCCAACAATACCTTGATGACTGGAAATCAAGAGCAAACATCAACAATGGATTCACAACAATTATGTGACCCAACCAATGCAGTTTTTGTTTGGGTGAAAATGGGGGAAATCTTTGGTAGCACATGGAAGGCTTCATTCGGTACAACACCAAATTCAATGTGGGTTGAACAGCTATCAAAACTTACTGATGTCGATATTAGGCGTGGATTCAACAAAATGTTTCGTGATGATTCAGATTATCCACCCAATTTGAAAAAGTTTTTAGATTTTTGTAAGCCTGATGTTGTTGAAGATTTTAAAAAACAAGAACGCGATACGCAGTTATATCTCGAAAAATGCAGAACTGTTAAAAATTCAGATTCAGTAAAAAAAGAACACTTAAGAATTATGCACGCATTGGTTGGAATTAAGGAGAAGTGAAATGTACGAAAATTTTGATGTTGAAGAAATAGTAAAAAATTACAACGGTTGGACAATCCGTAGAGCTTTTAAAGTATGGATATTTTTCGTTGAAGCCTTTGGAAAATCATTTGCTAAAACTTACGGCGTTGAGTCATACAGAGAATGGCTGAAAGTTATCGATAAATTAAGTGATGATGAGGTTTCTTATGGTCTTGACCGTATTTTAAATGCTAATACGCCACACGTCCCAACGATTCAAGAATTTACATCTTATTGCAAAGAAGATGGTAATCCTGAATTGGTTTGGAAACGTCACTAGGAGGAATCATGAGCAATCAATTAAGCATTATTCAAACACAAAGCAGTTTTTTCATTCCAACGTTGCAAACGTTTTCAAACATGATTGTGGCGAGTGCCGATGACGGCGTGGAAGTTTCACTGGTTGACTTTGAAACCGTTGAAAACATCGACAACGCTTTAGTTGCCGCACACGGTTTAAGCCGTTCATGTTTGTATTGGATGCGTGAGAAAAAAGGCTATTTGATTTTAGGTTTTGAAAGTTTTGAAAAGTACGGTGAAGCGCGATTCGGATTTTCACGCCAACACTTGAACCGTTTAGCAGATGCCCACGCAATTCAAAATGTAATTGAACCAATTGGTGCAAACTCAAAAGAAATCAAAGAATCGGTATTGCGCCCACTAACAACTGTTTCAGACGATGTGAAAAAACAAATTTGGGACGAAGCCACTGCCAAAGCCGAATCTGAAAATAAAAAAGTGACCGCGAAAATGATTGAAGAAGCCGTGGCTCGTCACAAACTCGAAAATGAAACTTTGCAGCACGAATTGATTTGCGCGAATAAAAAACTCGCCAGCGTTCAATCGATTGATGTTGAATCAATTATCGAATCAAAAGTGAAAGAAGTCGAATCCGAAATGCAAGCGCGATTCGATTCTGTTCAAGACAAATTGTCGAAAGCGATTAACGATAAAGTGAAACTTGAAAACCAAATCAAAGACGCTGGCACAAGCGACGTTGAAGCAGCAAAAGCAGAGCTTGAAAAATTGAATCGTGAAATCGAAGCCCAACAAGCACGAAAAGACGAATTGAATTACCAACTCGAACAAACTTATAACGATCGTAATGCAAATGAAGAAATTAACACCAACTGCGAAACCTTGCGTGAACAAATGGCGTTGGTCATGGCGCAACTTCACGGCGTGAAAGGCGTGGCTAAAAACTTATACGAAGAAACCAACGCGCAAATTCACGGCACAGCAGAAATGCTTGAACAATTCGCGGAACAGTTACGGCATTTTGCGACTGACAACGCAGAATTTTCAATGATTTAAAAAAATCCGCTGCGAGCATTTTTGCTCGCAGTTTTTCAACACAAAGCGAGATAAAAATGAGTAATCAAACAGGTATCAAAAAACAGATTTTAAAAGAATTGGCAAAAAACAAATCAGGATTAACCAATTTTGAGCTTTCTGAAAAATTAGGTTTAACGCGGGGGCAGGTTAGTGATTCGTTGCGTGAATCATCCGTCACCAATTATGTGACCAAGGGCGAAAATTTAGGGGCGGAAGGAATCAATTACACTATTTCAAATTCGGGTTTAGCGTACTTAAAAAGAAACGGTGAAAAAAGTCCTTTAGCACAAGCTGAAAAAACACCTGTTGAAACGGTTGAAGCCGCGCCGATTGTGGTAGAAAGCGTTTTACCTCAAATCGAAAATGAACCAGTTATTAAAGAATCTTTAACAACTGAAATTGAAAATGTTGCAAGTCGTATGAATCCAATTCAAGAAAGCGCGTTGCATGATTTTGAAAAGCATCTTGATGTTAAAAATAACGTCCCAGGAAACGTTTTGTTGAATCCTGAATTGTTTGAATTAGTAAAAACAATCGATGAAAACAACGCGAGAATTTATGAATTATTCACTAAAAAACCAAAGAAAATTATTTTTAATCGTGAAAACAAAATCAATGAATTGCATAAACTTTGCGGGTCAGGGGTTTTGAATAACAGCACGGTTGTGATTTTGAATGAAATTATTGGCGATTTACAGGTGGCATGATGAACACAGCCGAAGACTTAAAAAAAGAATTCGGCAGGTTTCCAAAACTTGCCGATGTTGCGAAAGTGTTTTTGGGGATTGAAGATGCAGTTACCCTTTCGCGTTTAGCAGGAAGTGGAAAATTGCCCTTCCCTGCTTTTCGTGTCGGAAGTGAAAAATCACCGTGGATTGTTGATGTGAAATACTTAGCGGAATTTATCGACAAAAGGTCGATTGAAGCAAAACAATCGACAAGGTAAAAAATAATTTTCATAATTACAGCCCGCGCTGTACCTATGTTCTATGTGTTATTTTGTTTGTATATACAAATATATTTTTATGATTGTATTTACAAACACAAAATAACCATTATAATAGCCACAACTTCAAAAGAAGTTGCCGCCCGCTGAGGTTACAGCGAAGAGGATAAGAAAATGTCACAATTCACGTTTAGTCATTCTAAAAACCCAGTTTTAGAATCAAATACATTCACCACCTTCCCACAAACATCTTTCTTAGATGCAAAAGAAAACGCTAAAAAAGCTGTTGATGCTTTTTTGAATGGCGAGTATTTCTGCACAGAAAGCAAAAACATTTCTGCATCAAGCGGTTATTACGGATTCCGTACATTAAGCATTCGCGGCGAAACATTTGCATCTTTAAACACAAGCACAAACGCGATTTTGGTTTATGGTGCAGGCTCTTATGCTAATCCTTTTTCAACAGAAATTTTAAAAGAACTTAAAAAAGTCGTTGCACCAGTGAAAGTTGACCGTGCAAAAGTGATGCGTCGCGCTTGGGAAATTGCAAAAGCAAACGAATTAAAATGGGGAAATAAATATTTTTCACAGTCTTTAAAGCAAGCATGGGCTGAATTGAGATAAAAATTTCAAGAGTTCCCGTAAGGTCTCTTGAAAACCTTGCATCTTTTGAGGATAAGAAAATGAGTGGGAAAATTGAGGTGGTTGCTTATTATAAGGAGCAACAGGTTGGCACAAAAGAAGTTGAAGAGTATGACTTTATCAGCGAAGAGTTTGTAAAAGTAACTGCTCCACCTTGGAAAATGGAACGCTTTGAAGTGGGTAATGCGCCCGAATTACCTTGTCAGGTAATATGCAAAATTGAAGAAAAAGGGTATTTTTCTTGCACACTTGGCAAAGATTATCGCTATACAAGACCAAGCCGCGAAGGCTTTACAGTATCAAGCCAAGACTTAGATTATCTTGCGATTGGCGTTGTAACTCATGCGATAGAAAAGGCGGCTTTATGAGTGTTGATTTGGATGCTTACATCAAAGAATGGCTAGACGAAAATTCGCGCTATGGAAACTCAAAAGTTTGGTTGCACTATAAAGACGGGCGCACTATGTCAGGCGGTATGATACGCGAGCTTGAAAAGGCAAAGGCTTATGCGTATGGAATTATTGGCGTTCCCGATGTGGAATTTGTTAATTCACTGAACAAAGATTCTGAATTTTCACAGCGTAAGCAATTTTTACAACCTTTTATCGAAGGTAAAAATCGGGCAGAATCGATGCTTGATAATAAAATCGCCGTCAAAAGGGGGTCAGTTTTGGATTCTGTTTTGCAAGTAAGAGTGAGTAAGGATGAAAAAGCGGCTTTTTTCAAAGCGGCAAATGGGCGTAAATTATCGGAATGGATAATCGAGACACTAAAAAAAGAAGCGAAAATATAAACTAAAGCCGCCTAATCAGCGGCTTTTTTATTGCAATTTTGGACAGATGAAACGCGCTAAACCTTTTAGATTATATAATTTCGCTCCAATCTAGCATCGGTGCAACGCAAAAGCGGTGAGATAGTTTTTCTTTGTTTATCATGGGTTAAGTTTGTTTGAATTTGTGCGAATTTGTCTATATTTGAAAGTTTTGGACGGATATAATTCCGATAGTTTTATCATCTGTCCAAAGAGAGTAAAAAATGGCATCTATTATCAAGCGTACCAAAGCAAACGGCGACATTGTTTTCGATTGCGTGATTAAAATGCGACATAACGGAATTTTACACCGTGAATCAAAAACCTTCTTAAAAGAAAAACTCGCTAAAGATTACGCCATGCGCCGTGAGTTGGAATTGCAAGAAAATAGCGTCTACAAAACTCGCGTATTTTTATCCGTTGGGGACGTGATTCAAAAGTATATTGACGAATTCAAACCCGAAGGACGTAGCAAAATAAACGACCTCAAGCAACTATTGCGGCGCGAAATTTCAAAATTTAACGTCCATAAACTCACCGCGAAAGATTTAATCGCCCACATTCGCCAACGCAACACCGAATGCCAACCGCAAACCGCTCAGAACGATTTGATTTGGTTGAATACCGTCATTTCGACAATGAAAGGCGTGATTGATTTGGATACCGACTTAACCATTTTTCAATCAGCTCGTGAAGTTTTGCGACGAGAAGGTTTAATTGCGAGTTCAACGCAACGTGAACGCCGACCAACGGCAAAAGAATGTTGGCAATTATCGCGGTATTTTCATGCTAACAATTACAAGATGTTGCATTTGATTTGGTTTGCGATTTATTCCGCACGCCGTCAAAGTGAAATCATGAAATTGCGCTGGGAAGATTTGAACCACGATGACCGCACGATTTGGGTGCGTGATTTGAAAGACCCACGCAAAAAAGGCGTGAAGCGAAAATGTAAATTGCCGCGTGGTGCTTATAAAATCATCATGAAACAACCCCAAAACGGCGCGTTGATTTTCCCTTTTAATGGCAAATCAATCGGCGCAAATTTTACTCGCGCCTGTAAATTTTTGGGGATTGAGGATTTACATTTTCACGATCTAAGGCATCATGCAACATCAAGCCTGTTTGAGCGTGGCTTATCAATCCAACAAGTTCAGCTCGTTACGTTACATTCAAGTTGGCAAACATTACAGCGTTATTGCAATATGTCAGCAGGTGACTTGGATATTTAAGAGAGAGAAATGGCAAAGAAAAAGAAAAGTTTTATCGGTGTTTTATTTATGTTTCTGATAAGTGTTGCAGGAATTTTCTCTCTTGTCCTGATTGCGTATGTTTTTTTCCATACATTTCCCGCAATGTTTAAGTTTTTTATATTGGGAATCGTTGCGCTGGCAGCGTGGTTTTTTTATAAAAAAAGACGGGTGGAAACACCAGAAGAAATACGGACAAGATTTGGTTACACATCTGATGTCCAGCAAAATTATTCGCCAACACAATATACTCCACCAGTCACAACGCCAACACGAAGAACGCGCAAACCTTCTAAAAAATTACATTTGCAAATTGACTATATCGACAACGATGGTATTGAAACATCGCGCGAGATTGTGATTTCAGGAAAAACAAAAGTTGATAATTATTACATTCATGCAAAATGCTTACTTAGAAATGAACAGCGTATGTTTAAAATTCACATGGTTCAACATTGTTTTAATCCAGAAACAGGCGAATTCGTATCTGATATAAAAAAATATGTTGACGATTTTTATAGTTAAGGCTTAACCTATTTGCGAGCTTCAAACTCATTCAATAGCGTTACCCACACACGAAAGCCATGTGGTTTTTTTATGCCTATCAGTTTAGTAATTCGCCATTCATGGTAGAATTACATCGTGATTAGGAGTGCCAATCTGGTAACACTTGGCGCAGTATCTATTGAACTGTTTGAAGCTCCTAATCGCTCCCTCGGGAGTAACTTCAAAAAAACAATAGGAAAATTCATCATGTATACAATGTCACTCGCCATTTCTGGCACTTCAATTCGTCAAGATTCAAACGGTCGTTTTTGCTTAAACGATTTACACAAATCCGCTGGTGGTGAAAAACTACATCAACCTTCAAACTGGTTAAGAATGCAGCAAACCATTGATTTAATTTCAGTCCTCGAATCTGAGGAGTGCAAAACAAAACCACTTGAAGTAATAAATGGCGGTAATAATCGCGGCACATTCGTTGTTAAAGAGTTGGTTTATGCTTATGCAACTTGGATTAGTGCAAAATTCTTTTTGTCAGTCATTCGCGCTTACGATTCGTTAGTTTCAAAACCTGCTTACGCCTTGATTGATTTGGCATCAATCAACACAGCCCAACGCGGCGTATTAAGTGCAATCGTTTCTGAAATCGCCACATCAAGCGGCAAAGAAGGCACAACCAAAGTGGCGTTATGGTCGCGTTTTTCAACGCATTTCAAATTGAATGGTTTCAAAGAATTACCTGCCATCAAATTCGATGAAGCAAAAAGTTATCTTGAAAATTTACGCGCTGAATACGATAGAGGTTTTACGCTTGCGGTGGTAAAAAAGGACGATTTACAAACATTGGGGTATGACAACGAAACGAAAATGTTTGCGCTTCGTGCATTACCCAATGAGAAACAGCCAACATCAACATGGCAAAATCACGCGACGATGATTTTAACCAGCCATGAAGATGCGACTTACACAATTCAATATCACAAAGGCATTTCAGTGATTATGAAGCAACCTGAAAACGTGATGATTGGCACGCCTGAAAATATCATCCGTGATTTAACTGCAATGGGTTATCACGTTGTGAAAGATAACCCTGAAAACAAACTCGAAACGATTGTGAAAATTGCAGGTTTTGTGGCTTAAATCACAATTTCAGAAAGCGTCAACGATGGGGCTTTGCTTTCTAAAGCTCCATTGCGAATATACCACTTTTCAGCAACACCACCCACGCCACGACACCGAATAACCCCGCCATCAATCAAGGTCATCAAAGATGTTTGACCATCCACACTTGCCACCGTGCCAACTAACAAGGGCGACGACGGCAACATTTCTTTAAAAGCCGTCCACACATTTGTCGATTCATTTCCGATTTGAATGGTTTGCGTAATCTTATCCAGTGACGCATCAATTGAAACCGAATTCACTACCCCACGCACTTGACCACCATCAATGTTAATTCTGACAAAAACACCGACATTCACCAGTGGATAATCACCACCCAACGACATCGAAACCGATTGAATGGCAGGCTGTTCATAATTATCAGCAAGGATTTTTTCGCCTAATTGCCGCGTACCAACCACGTCAGTCATGAGCGCGTTGGTTTGTGTTGCGGATAACTTATCGCCTGCTGTACCCGTCAATCGACAACGCGACAAGATTCCGCCCTGTTCACTGCCGTGAATATAAACGGCGTTAGCTTGCGTTGGCACAATGTTTCGATACGACAATGAAATAATCGCAGCATCAGGAATAATCAAATCGGGCGTTGTCGCATCAAAATTCCAAGGCAAAACAGAATAATGCGCTAAAACAGTTAGCACTTTTGCGTTACGCGACGGCACAACGATAGCCCCGACACTTGCCGCAATTTCGCTAATCACCTGTATCGGTGTTTTTGACGTGTAAGAAAATGCCCCGCTGGGAACGTTCCAGTCTTGACAATTCCAATTCAAAGTCCAGCCGACAGGCAACTCCAGCGCGGCGATTTGTTGAACCGTCATTAAACTGGATTGCGTCGCACTTCGCGGTTGTTCATAAGGACTTGAAAGCAACGCTGATAAACTTCGTCCGCTTAATGAAATGGAATTTTTAGCAAAAGAACGATTGCGCGTAATCTTTTCAACCAGCATTTTGAATTGCGTGCCGTCAATCGTAATCACCAACGTGACAGGCGGTGCATTAGTAGGTTGTTTCACTAAATCGAGTTGTGTTAAATCTAGTAAATTCGCGCTAAATGACCACGCAAACGAGTTGTTATCAAGCGACAATTTCACGCCGTCCACTTGAATCGGTGTTAAGTCTTCGAGCGTAACGGTGATGGTATGTTGCATTTGATAAACCTGTTTTGTGGGGATTGTGACGGTAACGTGGTCGGGTGGAATGTATGGCGGTGGTCGCGGAATATCGACGATTTCGCCGATTAAATGCGCGGGTGTATTCCAAATAGGACGCGCCTTTTGGTCACGCTCGATTAACTGACGAATGCGCGGAATTGAAACAGTGATTTTTGTTAATGCAACGCGCTCGATTGGCTTTGCAGTTCGCGCCGAAACAATCACTGTTTCTTCAAACGGCTTCGATTTTGACAACGTGGTGATATAGGTTTTTTCATACGGAATGGAATCCACGCAATCACTCGCATAACGTGCTTCAATGTTATTGGCTTCTTCTGCGACAACGTGCGAAATGACACGCAATCCTGCTCGCTCTGTTGAATAATTGAAAAGCAAATTGTCGTTTGCCCACGCTGCAAAAAATATCGGTTCACTGGTATAAATCGACGTGTTATCAAAAATGGTGCGATTCGGTGCGATGACAAACTCAAATTCATCAATTAAATTGAAATTATTTCCACCCGTGTGATTCGATTCGATTAAATCAAAATGAACTGGCGTTTGATGATTAAAATGGATTTTTTCATTATCTGAAAAAGGGCGACTGTTTAGCGTGATGCCAAAATCAAACGTCGTCGTTGGCGTGTAACGGTATTGAGTGGGCGGCTCTTTGAATAATGCCGTGCTGAATCGGTGTTGAGCCAAGTGGCAATCTTGCGTGATAGCGTTTGAATAATGACGAACTACGTCACACTGTTGCGCGACAACAGATAATGAATCAATGACGTTATTTGTCGATTCGGTGACTGATTGCATCGTGCTTGATGCTGAAATGCTCGATTTTAAACCAACGATTTTAGTGTCAATTATTGCCGCTGATTTCGCCACACCAAACATAATACCCGTCGAAACGTGCGGAATAGTTTTGACAATCGCGTTTGAAAAACTGCCCGTTGCGTCGTCAGTCGTGGATGACAAAATTCCACGATAAACAATTGGATTATTTACTAAAAACAACCCAACAGCGTCATCCGTTGTCGCGCTAAAAAACCCAACAGGCTCATTGAATCCAACAAACGCCCCTGCTGAATCGTCAGTTGTCGCGCTAATGATGCCGCTTGTGACGCTTGGTTCAACACCTAAATCAAACTGAACAGATAAGCCAGCGGGCGCAACATAAACGCCTAAAAAGTCAAAATTAACTGATGAACTATTTGGCGGCGTATAGGACATTATGCGGGTGTCAATTTATCAAAAACTTGCGCGTTGAACGGCTGTTCAGTAATCGCAACCGCATAATAATCCGCGACGTTTCGATTCAAACCACACGCAAACGAAAACACGCCATCCGCATTTGTGAACGTTGATTGAATCAAATTCCCAGATTTTCTGTGATACAAATTCACCCGTGCTTTATTTTGTAGCACGCCTAACACTTTTACCGTACCTGCAATGATGCCGTGTCTATCTTCCGTTAAGAAGACAGCATTTTCGGCAGCCGTTCCATTGGACAACCAAAACGGCATTGGCGTTGTTAATTCACGCGCGGACTCAAGCACAACACCGACCGCAGGATTAAAACCCGCAATCAAAACAAGTTGCTCAATTCCTTTATCGAGAACTATGTCAACCGTGATATTCGCCATCAGCTATACCATGTATTGCTAATTTCGATTAAAGCTTGCATGGTTGTTCCCGTTTGATTTGACATTAACTGCGCTAAAAATTTACGCCCCGAATTTACGCCCGTTCCAGTGATAATATCGCCATTTTGGAACGGAATATTGTGTATTGGGTTCCATAAACCTGGCACTTTTCCGCGTAATCCAGCGGTCATCTCAGCTGCTAAAATAGGTGAGATGTGCAAACTGTTATCTATTGGGCATGGATAAGGCATTGCGCCAGATTGTTGACCAAGTGAATTCTGACCTGAATTTCTATCCGACATAAACGCACATTGTAACGACTGTCCAACTTGTGTGTGAGGGCGTGCGATGTAGTGACCTACAGTAACCGCGCCCGCTGATAATGATGTAGCTAATGCCAATGTTTGATAGCTCCCGCCAGCCCCCGTAGTTCCTCCGAAATCAATCACGGTATTAAAAGCATCTCCCGATTTATTGGAAATAATATCACCAAAAAAATAATATTCTCTTTGAGTTCCATCTTCGCCAATAAAAATATGTAGAGCTTTTTCATCTGCAATAATGTCCCAGACTCTAGCCGTTGTAGAATTTGACTTACCTGCATACAACCCACCAGCAAATTGCGTCTCCGTCGGAAAATCGCCTGTCCCAGTGCTGATGTCGGTCATTGCTTCAAAGGCTTTAACACGCGCGAAAGCTGTCGTTGTGTCGCTAACCCGCAAATACATTCCATTTGAACCCGCGCCTTGTTTATACGCCGCCAGGTTTGTTCCTGAAAATGGCTTTGTCCAATCAGCGGGCGCGACTTTCGACGTGATTGTGCCTGTCGCGGGTGTAACTGGTGAGTTTGCGACTTGGTAAGTAAATGTTGTTGCGCCAGTGACCGTGATTGCAAAATCGCCGTTGTAATCGGATTGACCTGCGCCACTGATACGCATGAACGTCCCGTCTTTTAGCAAATGCGCTGATGGCGTTGTAACAGTTGCAGTCGTGCCTGTTCGTGTAATCGACGTGACAGTTTGCGACCCGTAACCATTGACTAAACAGGCATCTAAAATGGCTATCAATGCGCCCGCCGCGTTGGTGTTTGCGGGTGCGCCGAAATCGGTACTTCTAAAAACTTTTACGGTCATAATTTTCTCGTTGGAATAATTGGATATTGTGTGATGGGTTGATTAAATCGCTCAATGAGTTCCCAAACACAGCCGCCGTCATGCGTCAAAATTTCGGGGTTCGTTGACCATGTTGGTTCAGAATTGCCCGATAACATGGTTTTGCGATTGCGGTAATAATAGGGCGTTGCAGTGGTATCCGTTGGAAATACAAAGTCATCGATAAAATAGGTTTTTGATGCCTCCCATACTGTGCCGCATTCTTGAGTAACGGTGACGCTGACAGGTTGTGCATCAGCCATTAAGATTGCAGTTGTGCCGTTGAAAACTTGCTTGCTTAAAATCAATTCGCCGCGTGAATTATGGATAAAAGCATTAAACCATCGTGCCACATTTGAACCATTAAGCGACAAACTCAATTCAAACAATTCAACGACAAAATGGCGTGTTTCATTTATCCAGTCACGTTGCGCGTATTCGATGTGGGAAATTGTCCAGTGCTGATTGTCGTCACTGTATTCAATGACAAACGACTTCGGTGCTGACAACCCGTTTGCGGCGAACGAATACGCGCCGACAACTTGCGGGTCGGTAAATTCATAATGAAATAGCGTATTTGAAATCGTGCTAACGGTTGCAAGCAGAATAAGGTTTGCAGTATGCGGATAATTGCTAAATTCCAAGCCTGTCAACGCGCTGTCGTTTCCGTTTGTTTCTAAGATTCGCAACTGCCAGTAGCGAGCCGAAATCATTACACATTACCTTCTGTAATTTGTGCTGACAAGATGCTGAAATTGCCACCGACTAGCACATCAAGATTATTGAAAATAACCGTTGCGCCACTGCCAGACAATCCACAATCACAATCCATAATAAATGCGCCTGTGCTGTCTGCGATACGCGCCCAACTAATCGTTCCGTCAGCTAAAACAGGCGTGTTATTGGTCGCGCTAAACGTCAAAACGCCCGTTGTGGCTGTACCACTTACGTTTTGAAATAACACAGTGCCTAACAGTGTTTGTGTCGTAATTGCTGCACCTGTTGTGGGTTTGGTGGCGGTGTAAAATTTGATTGTTCCCGCTGACGAACCCGCGTCAATTGCATCAATAATCGCTTGCGCCCGTGCGGTTCGTAGTGCTGTTGACATATTAAGCGGCATCAATATCACCTCTGCACTCGATGGCAAAATTAAAATCAGGGTCAGTCGCTGTGCCTTGTGAAATTGTTTGAACGCACCAAAATGGAGCTGACGCGCTGTAAGTGTTGAAGCGAATCACGTTACCCGCTGACCAGCCACCACCGAAACCATTAGCCGCAATCGTAAAATAGGGCTGTGCCGTATGCGGATTGATAGGCGCAAGGTTAATCGAAACACTTTGATTCGTTGCAATCGCACCTAAGTGTTCGCCAATTACGTCAAACGTGGTGGCGGTTTTGAACAGTAAAATCCAACGGTCGGTCGGTGTATCGTGATTTGATACCACAATCGGATAGTCGATTTGGTTGAATTGCGCGGTCGTGCTTGACCCAATAAGCGTATCACTCCAAACATTTGTCCAAGTCTGCTGGTCAAAAGGTGTGCTTGCGGTGGCTTGTAAATCACCGTGATACATACAGTTTGAAACAACCGTATTTAGAATGGGAAAATCATGCGTGACAGGTTTGTAAAGCGACAGGACGTTATCCACAACAGACTGAACCAAGCCAAAATCTTCAATTCTGTCGATGATAGTTAGCGGCTGTGATAAACCTGAAACGCTTGTAAATGTAATTGTGCCAGCGGTTAAATCAGTCGTAAATTTTGATTCATCAATCAGATTTTTAGCCGCATCACGAACTGATATTTTGGCTAAATGGGTGCGTGTCAACGTGACGGTTTGCGCGGCGGAATATGTTCCGACGGTTTCTTTGTCGTTGATGATTGCCACGATGTCACCACTCAAAAACGCTTTGCGTGGCTGTTTGACGCGGTATGTGATTCGGATGTCTTTCCCTGCCGTCAAGGATTGCACTACTGACGATGTGGCAAGTACCAACGTACCTAGTTTTTCATCTTTTGAATAATATGTTGGGCTGGTAAGAACCGACCAAACACCATCAAATTTATACTCAACCTTGATGCTGATTAAGTCGATTTCTGGCAATTGAATGGTTACGCCTGTTGCATATCTACCAATTATTTCTTTGTCGATGTAACCATCTTCTGCGAATTCCGCCGTGTTAATGCCTAAAATTGAATAGCTTAAAATGATGCCGTCAACGGTTGGAATAACCACATTACTATTGCTTGCAACGGTGATTGATGCGGCATTATTTGAAATTGCAGAGGTGATTTTTTTAGCTGTGTATAACTGTTTTGATGTAACTGTGCTGTATGTTGTATAGGCAGGGATTACGGTTGTGCTACCGTCTGCGCTAATCGCCCAAAAATGCGTGGAATCCATGCTCGAAAGCCACGTTGATTTTGTTGCTGCGGTTGCGCCGCTGTATGTGTGCGTCAATGCGCTTGAAAGCGTCAGTGTGGCAAAGTATTTCTTTTTTGGTGACTTTACAATTGTTCCAGAACCAGTTTCGTTAATTAGGTAATCTGGGCTGTTTGATGCCGTTGAATAGCTTGTTGTATCAATATCTGGATCAACATAATTGGTAATTTGTACGTTCGTGACCGTGACAACTTCATTGTTTCCAGACGTAACATCTTTTAGATAAAATTTGTTTTTGAAAAAGTAGGTTAATCCATCAATCCCATAAACCGCCTCGTCGTAACATCCATCAAAACCAAATACTTTTAAGGTCGTTGCGCCCGCTGTTTGTGTCCCATCAAGAAACGCATCAAATGATGAATTTGTAAGGCTTAAATGATATTCGGTCGGGAACAATGTACTCGCACTATCCAGATTGAACTTTTTAAAATCGGCAGATACAACCGTTGGCGGTGTGACGACAGTTGTTGAATCGTGCAAAGTGCTAACCGCTGATGTTTTGGTATCAATCACACGCGCATTAACTGTATCAAAATAACCTTGCGTTTTGACTAAATTGACGTTGATTTTTTCGTCGGGCGGCAATTTGCTAATGTAAGTTAATGCCGCAAACAGCTTGTCATTATTGGGTGACTTGCACGCCATAAACATTTTGCGTTGGTTCACTTTCCCATAAGCGCGGTCGGGTTCGCTCACATCGTCAAAAATGTTATTGCTTGCGCCGTCGATGATTGCGTTTGTCGTCATGCCACCGCCGCCATTTGCAGCGTTTGACATGACTTCGGATTCGTAGATTTTTAAGTCATTGATTGTAATTGACATGGTTTTCCGTGTGTTTAGCTGCTTAAAGAGGCTTGTTTAATCATTTCAACGATACTTTTTGCATCGTTTTTGCTCGATTGCGCGGTGGCTTGTGTGCCGTTTGCGGCAATGAATCGGATGATGATTTCTTCTGTAATTGTGGGTTTTGATGGTTGTGTAGGTGTATCGCCTACACCGCCGCCTGTTGAAAACCCCTGCGGCTTTTCACCGTTGTTGATTTTGTCGAGCGTATTCACGCCGATTTTATCAACCGCATCTGCTTTGATGACATATTCGCCATTGGATAGCATTGCGGGGATTTCGTCTGATGTGCCAGTGCCTTCGCCTTCGATATATCCGCCGTTGGCTTTGAAGAATGGCTGAGTTTGCTTTGTGCTACCAACCTGTCTTGACTTGCGTTTATGAACATTTCCGCTGCTTATCGCTTCATTCAGTTCTGCGATTTTTGCCATGTTGTCGTTGTAATTTTGCAGTGACATCGGCACGTTGATAGTCGCAGCCTTTAATTTGTCGCGGTTAAATTCTTCAATGCTTATTTTTCCGTTTTCATACTCGACCGCATCCCAGGCAAGGGTGATGTTCTTTGTAGATTCCGTTATATCAACAGGGTTCGAGCGTCCTTTTACAACTCTGTCTGTAAAGTCCCAAATTTCGCGAATAAAATCGGATTCATTTCTCGATGTACGCCCACCACGACTGCTGTTAATTTCTTTTTTTAAGTCAATTGAGTTTTTTTGATACGTTGTTAGAAATTTGTTTAAATTATCTGTAGCCGCTGTTGCATCTTGATTTAAGCGGCTAGTGTCATCGCGCAATTCGCGCATAAAAATAGCGTTTAAATTGTCGGATTTTGCAGACTGTATTTGATAGCCATCATCAGCATTACTAACTCTGGATTGTGAAATATATCGCGCATCGCCAGTAATAACATTGCCACCCGTCGCGAATTTCGGCACATTATCAATCTGCCCCGCGTTCAGTTTCGCCATGAAACCATCGCCGTATTTAGCGACCGATTCTTTTTTGATAATCCATTCACCAGGTTCAAGCATGGCAGGAATAGTATCGCCGCCGCCATAACCACCCAAACCACCTTCGCGGCGTTGGAAGTTATAGTTAATGTCGGGCGAACCGCCTTTTGAGAAGTATTGGATTTGACCTCCCGCGCTGTTTTCTTGCACGCTTCTAACGTGAACGGTTGTGTACACGTCGCGGGGGATTTGCCCCAATGCGTTTAAAACGTCTTGCGTACCTTCTTCATTTACTTTGGCGGTGGTTTTGGTTTCAGCGGGGATTTCAGCAATTTTAGCCTTTACATTTTCAACGTCTGTATTAGCCGTTGTGGTATTTGCTGTGATTTTGGATTCTTTGTCTGGAATTGCATCAACTGATTTTGACAGTTCACCAGTTTTTGTAACGGCTATTTCAGTGTTTTCGGCTAGTTTTTGATGTGAATATGTAACCCTACCAAGCGCATCAATGGATTTATATATTCTGTCAGTTTGTGTTGCAGTTGCAGTTGAATTGCTATCAATGCTTTTTGTGGTGGCATTGACTTCTTTTGGCATATCTTTAAACCACTGATATGTTTTATCATTCCCTTTTGATTGATTCGTTTGAACATAGCTCGCATTTCCTAACGCATCGGTGTATCTGCGCCATGTGTATAAGCTATTATCAATGTTATTTTTTACGTCATTTGTTTTTAGTGACGTGTATTCCATTCCTTTTGCAACTTCGCCCGTGGTGTAATTTACATGGTCTGACTGGTCAATATATCTTTTCCATGTCTTTTCGGATTCGGTGGTAGCCTTATTTAAACTATCCTGCGCTGATGTTGCTTGCCCCGTTTTCCCGATTAGTGATTCTGCTGCATCGCGTGCCATTTTTTGAGCTTCTGCCAAACTAAGCATTGATCCAGCGGTTTTATTACTGGCATTTTCAGACCCATTAAATGCAGTGGTAACGGTATCGGAAACCTTCCAAATATCATCAAATGATTTTGTGGTTTTTCCTGTTCTTTCAGCCAAATCAACAAAAGCCTTACTTGTTTTTTCTGCCGATTTTGTAGCTTCGTCAAGTTGTACGCCTGCTTCTTTTTTTAAGTCATCCGCAAATCCCAAAAGCAGGTCGCCTGATGTTTTTAGCTTTTCGCCTAGCGTTTTGAATCCGTCGCCAACTTTTGAAAGACCTGGTATTTTTTCTAAAAATTCGCTAATTCCAACTGATGTTTCACCAATTGCCTTTCTAATTGCGCCAAAACTTCCAACAAATCCCGATTCTAAAATCGCGGCGACGGATTGAATGGTATTGAATCCAGTTTTTAAATCGCCAAATACTAATGAAAATACATTACCCATATCTTTGGCGTTTGAACCAATCAACTCAAACGTCTGCGAAACTCTATCAGCAAATAATTTTGTTTCTTGTCCAGCTTTTGTGAAGTTAATTTTACTTAAAAATTCCTCAACTGCCTTTGTGCCAGATTCAAAAGACCTAGCTAATGAGTCTCCAATAGCCTTTGCGACACCGCTGTTTTTAAAAAGGTTAAACTTCTCTGATAATTTGTCGAATGATTCTATGAGTGGCTTTAAAATCGGCGCACCAATAGCCTCTTTTAAATTGTCGAATGTAGCTGATAATTTTCCCTGTGCGCCTTTGAAGTTTTCCGCCATTGTCGTGGCGGTATCACCCGCCGCATCGCCAGCACCTCGAATCTTATCAGCAAATCCACCAATCGCAGTGCCGCCAATATCGACCAAACCTTTAATTGCTGTGGCTGCTTCCGTGCCAAATGCACGCATAGCCTCTTTTGAGTTATCACCGCGTGATTTTAACTCAGTCATCACAGTGGCTAAATCACGCGACGAAATACCCAGTTTATCTAATTCTTTTGATGCTTTCGATGCTGGGTCGTCTAATTGTAATAAGATACTTCTTAATGCTGTACCAGCCTCACCTCCCTTTACGCCTTTTGATGCAAGCGCATCCATCACACCAGCAAGTTCTTCGAGTGATAATTTCGAGCCGCTTGCGATTGATGCTGAGTATTTAAACGCCTCGCCTAAATCTTTTGCAGATACAGTTGAAAGGTTGGCAGCCTTAACAAATGTCCCTGCAATCCGCGCGGTATCATCAAAACTCAATCCCATTGTAGAAACGGTATTGCTGACAATCGTGGCGGATTCCTCCATGCTCATGTTTTCGGCTTTCGCCAATTTCATAACATTCGGCAATGCAGAAATAGCCTCACTGGACTTTAAACCCGCTGCCGCCAATACTTCTAAACCTTCGGCGGCTTTTGTGCCACTCACGCCAAACGTCGCGCCTATATCTTGTGCAGATACGCGCATTTTATCCATTTCTGTGGCGGTATAACCACCTTTTGCCGCTACTTTATCAAGTGCCAATTCAAAATCGGCGGCACTATCTACAGCACCTTTGAAGAAATCAACTGCAAAATAAGCAACTAAAGCCGATGCTAATCTACCTGCATTGTCTTGAATTGTTCTAAATGCACTCGACGCATTATCTTGAGCATTGATAATAATTCGTGCGACTAAATTTTGATTGCTTGCCATGATTAAACCGCCAACAAGTTAATTTTTAAAGTGTAAAAATCCGCATCAATTGGATCGGAATAATCAATCCAAGGCTTTGCTTCGATAGGTGTTTTGGAATGGTCAAAAATGACATTAAAAACGCGCCCGTCATTAAGCGTGAGAACTGCAGGAGAGTTAGCAGTTAGCTTTGCACTTAGTGACGTTAAAGTAGCGCGAGTGATTACGCCGTAATCATTACCGCCCGACAGCGTAATGGGTCGCCCCGCTTGTTTTGTGCCTGTTTCGATAATCAACGCCCCCGTAATGCTTCGGGTTTGGGTTTGTTGGACAGGTGTCCAATCGAATTCATCAATCCAAATCAAATCTGTTGGAAGCGTTAAATTATCGAATTGCATAGCGTTACGCGAAGTTGGTTAAAATTTCAACGGGTTCAGGACGACCTTCTGGGACAAGCATTCGACCTTTCAATTTAATGTCGATAGTCTTATCAGACAGCCAATCAATAGAGGAATCTGAGGTTAAAACGGCATCCCAGACTTTGATTTCAATCGGGCTGTCGCCATCAAACACGTTTTGCCCTTTCATGTGAATGATGCCGCGAATCGATGATTGTGTACCGACTTTAATCGCATCCGCTGTCACGGCGGAATAGGTGTAAGAAACCTTTAACGATTGCCCGTCTGTGATAGCACCTGCTGGCAAAATGTAGATTTGCCCTGCGGCATAATCAATTGTGTAATCGGTGTCTTTGACATACGTTGTTGAACCTGCGCTGTTTTTTACAGTGAAAGCCACCGCTGACAGATTTCGGAAAACTAGATTTACCCAGCCACCTTTAATTGCTGTCGCTACTTCATCCGCTACACTACCCGATGCTTGCGTGAAAGATTCAACCGTCCCTTGCAATCCCATCGCCAACGCTTTTGGCGAGCATTTGTTAAACGACAACGTTAAATCTGCAGGTTCTGGCAAAATAGCTGATGCGCGGGGCATTCCGTAATTTGCCCGCCCTTTTGAAATGACATCGAGCTGTTTGGAATTGAGTTTCATGCTCAATTCACCCGCGTTCAAATCTACAAAACCTTGATACGTTGAACCGATTAAGCGATTAAAAAGCACGTCGCCTTTTAATAAAATACCTTCAGATGCCATGTGTGTTACTCCAATTAAGTAAAGACTGAATCGACTAAATGCCGACTATTTTTTTCACTTTAAAACTCATCACGAATTCTGCGAAAGTGGGCGCGTAATTCGCGTTTTCAGGTCGTCCGTTGTAAGTCATTGGACGCACAAAGCCTTTGCCTAAATCGAAATTCGATAAGGCTTTAATCACGTTAGTCATCAAACGACTTGCCAATGTTTCTGTTCCGCTATCACCTGTTTGATGCGAAACCATAATGACAACATCCCAAAATTGTTCTTCGACAGCGATGTTGCCGCGCATTTCGTGACTATCGATAACGCTTTTTCCTGGCGCAATAATGCACGCGGGTAAAATCCCCGCGAAACTGGTTAATCCTGAAATGGCTGACGGATTAGCCACCGTTACAAAATCAGTGGTTTGCGTTTTAATACGATCAATTAAAAGTTGTTGTGCTGAAAATAATGCACTCATGCGGCGGATTCTCTTTTTTCAATGTAAGCGTTTAGTTTTTTGTTGAATCGGGAGAGGAGTTCTTGCTGTGCTTCTTGTGCAACCGTCGCTGTCATGCTTTCTGCTGATGGTAACTTGGCGGTTTGCGCTTGAATGGGCAGACGTGATTTTCCTTTTCGAGCAAAAATGGATGTATTCCCATTTCGCATTCGTGCAATAAATCCGCCTTGAAAAAAATACGAACCTGCTGTTGCGCCTGTTCCTGTTTCTTCCATTTTGCCGAGATATTTCGCTTGAATCGGATTAAATCCAAAAAACACCGAGCCAAATTCATCGCTGGCACGGCTTTTCACGCGATACACTTTGAAGGCTTTCAAAGGGATTTGTGTTGCATCCGCCATGCGTTTTTCGAGTTCTTTTTTTGCCCATGTTGTCGTGGTGCGAATCGCAGAACGTTGTGCATTGAAAATCTCACGCGGCATTGCACGGGCAAAATTCTCTACTTCCGTGATGTCTAAATTTGCGCTGAAATCGGTCATTACGTTCTACTCGCGCGAATCACAGCCAAACCATTCATGTCGTTACCGATTTCAATAATGGAATAGGTCAACCCGCGCACAACAATTTCTTGATAGCGTTCAACGCTCTTATTTTTTAAACTCGTTTCGTCTATATAAATAAGGAGTGATTGATGGTTGATTTGGACTTGTTGCAAATGTTCGATATTCGTATCGGGTTCAACGATTGCTTTTAATTTCAGCACGCGCGAGGGTGTCGTGATTTTGATTTCTTCACCAAACGTGTTGAGTTGAATGGCATTAAAGCCTCTCATCACTAAACCGCCAACTCAGCCAATGCTTCAACAGGTTCAACTGTCCCCAGAACTGCCACGCCGTTAATTTCGGTTAGATAATGCTCGACGGTCAAGGCTTCTACCTGTTCAGGCGTGAAGTCGATATAAACGTAGTTAGCATTGGGTAAAACATTCTTAATTTCGCTGTATTTCATGATTAACTCCAAAATTGAATAAGTTGTGATTGGGTTGTTGTGGTTAGTGAGTTGCCGAAGAAGTGCGAGGATGTACCAGTAACAGGCACACTGGTTTTCCAATTGTAAAAACCTAATGTCAGTTTTGGGACAAAGTTATCCCCTGGGATGACGATGCCCTGTCCTGTCGTAGGGGTTTTCAAAGAACTTCCCACTACAGGCACACTGGTTTTCCAATTGTAAAAACCTAATGTCAGTTTTGGGACAAAGTTATCCCCTGGGATGACGATGCCCTGTCCTGTCGTAGGGGTTTTCAAAGAACTTCCCACTGCAGGCACACTGGTTTTCCAATTGTAAAAACCTAATGTCAGTTTTGGGACAAAGTTATCCCCTGGGATAACGATGCCCTGTCCTGTCGTAGGGGTTTTCAAAGAACTTCCCACTGCAGGCACACTGGTTTTCCAATTGTAAAAACCTAATGTCAGTTTTGGGACAAAGTTATCCCCTGGGATGACGATGCCCTGTCCTGTCGTAGGGGTAGCAGGACTTGCATAAACTGTTGAGAGTAAAACAGGCGTAATCATGACGGAATACAGAACTGCCCAAGCGTAACCCCACTTTGCACATAAGTGTTGTTGATGCCCGTGATTATCTTGATACCTGTCACTGTTCCCATGATGATTTTTGTGCCATCGAAACAGATAGGTGTGCCGTTACCTGAGTTGGTTTCAGTAATATTTGTGGTATTTATCGTCTGCGCTCCAGTAATGGAGGACGCATTGACTCCATCACCACAAGGTTTGGTGTTGACGTGTTTAGCTGTGCCTGAATAACGCGGCATAAACATATTCACACCCCCCAATTTAAACGACGGAGAACCGAATGAATAGCTAGCGGCATAAGGAGAGGTAGTCGCTAATGCGTCATTGTTAATAACAACACCATTTGATAAGTTGAAGTGTGTGCAATATGTTCCACTTGCTGTAGTAGAGGCACGCCACAACAAACCGATTGTCGAAGTAAGGATTTGCAAAGATGCGTCGTTATAAACAACGGTACTGCTAGTTTGAGGATAAGTTACTGCCCCTGCTGCCGAAATCATGACTAACTTGGCATTAGTCGCTAGTCCGATATAGCTCGGATAAACAAAGAAGTTACCGTTCGGCGCAACGGTAATCGTTCCTAGATAAACATTTTCAGCAAAAGTGGTTAAAGCTGCAAGCGTCCCTGCGGTCACGTTAGCAGCATCAAACGCAGACGCTCTGCTTAATCTGACAAGAATCGGAGTTGGTGAAGATGAATATGGTGTACAAAGAATATGCGTATCTGAGATAGCAATCGCTAATACCCCGCCCGCGCAGCACGTTAAGATAATACAAGAATCATCCACCGTATCCAGTCTAACCAAACCTGCACTAGAACCAACATAGAGATACCGTTCCCCGTCATACGCTAGATGACGATTACAACCTGTTCCCGCCGCCGTGATTTCAGTGACAGTTAGCGTAAGCGTATCGACTTTGTAGAGCTTCCCACTTGCTGTAGTCATGTAGTACGACAAACCTGTCGAAACTATATCAATTGGTTGCTGGCTGACACCTATTGTCAGCGAGAGAGCTGACCAAGCTGTATTTCCAAACCATGCCGAATCTATATAGGTAATCGGTTTATAAGCCGTATTCAATAACCAGTGATTGTTAGTTGTACCCTCGTTTGAATAGTTACCGTCCGAATCTACCTTCAATGCGATTTTATTCATACTACTACTACCACTGTTTCCAGTTACTTTTAACCCAAACATCGTGCCGTAGTTAGTGGCATACGTTTGGTCGTAGTTGTGAATCGGCTTAATGGGTAGGGTTAACTTACCTGTGATATTCCATTGATTCGCTATGAATTTATTGACTTGATTGCCTAGCGAAAACATAAACGACTGTGCGGCGGTAATCAGCCAATTCGGAAAGCTGACAGTGCCATAATCCGCCGCAAATCGTTTAGCCGCATTCACACCTGTTGAGCCATCTCTAGTTCTTGGCATTGAGCAAAGTGTGTAGTCATTGCCATTCAGACCTTTAGCAGAAGTAGAAACTGTTTGTTGCCCCAACATGGGTAAAGTCGCTGACATCCACGCCCAACACGGATAACCTGCTGCTGCCGTATCGTTGGGGTCTTCACGTCCCATCTCAAATACACCTGACCATAAACCTTGTTCGTTATTGATAAAGGAAGTAAAGGCAAGCCAGCGCGGAGATACCATCACAATCATGTCGCAGTTTTGAGTGGCAAAACCAACAGGACTGCAGTCAAAGAAAGTATGCGCTTCATTTGTTGCAACATGAGTAGTTGCATTCCATGATTCGCAAGTTGTGGTATTAAGTTCTTCTCTACCCAAATCCCATCGAGCAATTAAGTATTTGAAGCTAATGCCGTCTTTATTTTGGGCTTTGAAAACTTGCGTTCTAAGTAAAGCGACCGTGACATCATCGTGTAATGTCCAACCCGTTGTCGCCACGGGGGCTACCCCAATGACCGCATCGCGCACCGCGTCGATTAAACTGGCAAAGGTGTTGTTTGTACCGCTTGCGGTAACTTGTACTGTATTCGTCGCAAGACTTGTTGCTGTGATTGTCATGTATATACCAAAGTTAGTGAGAGGTTTTCACCGCCTGACGTGGTTAAATCAGCAGTCAGATAATCGGTTGATAAGACAGGGATTGAAACAGCTTGCGGCGTGGACTTGCTGGCATTCGCCGAAATCGTTACCGCACCCACCGACACACCATTTTTCTTTAATGTCGCTGAAATCGGCGAGGCAGATTGCACACCAACGGCGGCATAAAGTGACGTAATCGCAATGTCCTGCGGTGGGTAAAATTTCGCATTCCCTGTCGTTGGCACTAACACGCCGAAAAAGTTAAACAACCGAGTTTGCGAGCCGCTAACAGATTCGATTTGTTTAGCCTTAATCTTGTTCACGATTAACCCGCATACGCATAAGTAGCGACAATTTTATCGGTCGTTTCTAAGTCAAATCCGCCTGTTGCGGCGGTTGCTGTCCAAGTCACGGTCGTCCCTGAAACGGTAAAAGATTCGGGCTGGTTGTAGGTCGCTGTGTTGATAATCAGCACCACGTCATTGCCGTCTTTTGGCGTTTGAGCGAGCGTTAATGCAGTTTGACCGTTTGTCGTAATCGTAATCGGGTCGTTAATGTGCAAATGTGCCGAGGCGGAACTAGCGTCATATTCATCAATACCTTCCCCTGCATAAACAATCGAGGTAGCTTTGTAATTCGCAGCTTGAACGACTTCACACCAACGGAAATTGATGTTAGACCCAACCAGCGGATGACCCGTAAAGTCGAAAGGAACTTCCGTGCCGTTCACCAGTGAGAAATAACTTAACGTCCATGCGCCCGATGTTTCAGTTAATCGTGCAAACACCGATGTGCCGTGTGCATCGTCAGTAATTTGATGACCCGAACCCGCGACACGCAAGAAAACCTTATTATGCGGCGTTGAAGCAATAACCCCCGCTGTCGTATCGTTACCGCCCGACGCTAAACCTGTGAAGAAGGTTGTGACCGCTTGCGAATCGGCTGCACTTAACACTAAATTGGTTGACCAGTGAACTTGTCCGACCAATAAATCAAACTGTTTTGCCGCTATTTTCTTTTGAGTTGCCATGATTTTTCCTGATTAGTAATAAACTCGTAATTCGTCGGTGTCGTCAATCTCGCCTGCTGTGTAGCCTGTAATGGTTAGATTAACGCCACTTACTGAATGTGAAGCGTGAATACCATTTATATAAACAGACGTTCCTTTTGATGGTGGAATATCAGGTAATGAATAGGTTAAAACCCCTGCGGTCATTAACGTTTCAAGTTGTAAAACCGCCCCTGCGCCTGCTGTCCCTTTTTCACCTTTCAACCCTGGCAATCCCGTGACTTTTACAGATTGCATTGACTGTGAAACTTTCACAGTTTGCGGGGCTGTTGTGACTTTGATAACGTTTTCAGCCATGATGGTTAGGCAATCGCTTGAGTAACTTGTGGATAAACGATAATCGGATCAATCGGGTCGTAAATAGGTGGCAAAATCGTTGTAATGCCTTCGCCATTTGCGCCAGGACGTTTCATTTGCAAATCATAAAAATAGCTTCCAGGTAGCACGTTTGCTAATGCTGATGACGACAATGTTAAAAATACAATTCCTTCAGCTGGCGTATCATTTGCGCTATCACCTGCTACCTTTGAAACCTGTAATGCCGCATTCACGTCTAAATCTAAAATGTCTTTTTTGAGCGTAAACCAAAATTTGTAATCAGTTAAATCGGTTGTTGGGGCAATACGAACCCCTTTTTCATCTAACCCCGACATATCAATTTTTAAAACTCGCTCGTCACCTTGTCGCAAGTCATCACAATAATTTGCCATGCTCAACCGCCAAAAATAATTTACATTCTGCTTCCCGACGCAACGTCAATCCTTTTAATACTTTGCCGTTGCATTTATTCCAACGAGCAAATTGAATCGCCGCATTTTTGTGGTCGCCTGCGTTAAGTAAGGATAAAAGCGTGGATTCTTTGAAATTTTCAGTGCCGATATTGAACATAAACGACACCAATGCACCGCGTTTATTTTCGTTTAATGTCACTTTAACTAATTTATTTACTGATTTTTCAAAGCGTTCGATGTCTTCATCGAGCATTTTTTCTGCTTCTTCGATAGTCAAAGCGGGGTATAGTCGATAAGCCTCTGCTTTATCTTTATCACCCATCAAAAAACGGGTTCTATCCGCATTCATCAACGCGCGACCAAAGCCCGCTGTCCAAATTGTGCGCGGACACATTTTGGGTTGCAGCCCAATTTGGGTTAAATCGCCATCATGCAAACTTTCAAAGTGCATGATGATTCCTTTTTTCGCTGCTTCACAAATCATGTGTTTATCCTTTGCTAACAAAAATTGCAGTCGCTAACATTGTGACAGCGGCTTTTTGATCAGGCGTTAAATCTAAGCCAAAAAATGCCCCACCGACGGCGAATAATGCTGCCCACGTTGAGGGTTCGCGTAATCTTGAAAGTAGCCAATTCATTTGCTGCACCGCTCAAAACAATCTGCTTTATCGGGTTTTGTCGAGAGTAAGTCCGTGATTGCGTCGAGCTTCCCCATTATTTTGTCTGTCACCCTGTCGAATCGTTCATTTGTGACATACGATTCGCGTGTGTCTTGGACGCATTCACGCAAATCGTCTAGCTCTTTTTTTAGAGCATCATTGCCTTTTTGCAACATGTCACTGCGCTGTTCAGATATTTTGTTGTGCAGTGAAACTGAGCGCATCCAAACCGCATTAGCAATAACGCCGAGAAACCCTGCAATAACTAAAACGTTATCCGTGCTAAGTTCTAAAATCACAATTCATTCCTAACAGTTGCCGCGCTACGTTTAAGGCGCGGCGGGTAAATTAAACAGTGCCGTTCAAGCGCACACGCCCAACAGGCGACAGATTCGCCGCAGGTTCAATCGCACAACCAATTAACGTGTTAGATGTGGCAGTGGTGGTGCAGTGTTTGTTGGTATCATCCCAATAAATCTTTGCACCCACTGTCCACGCTTCCGCGCTGTTTTTTGCGAGTTCCCAGCAACCTTCTGTGTGACATGAGCCACTTTCACCAAGTGCTAAAGAGATGCTTGCCACTGCAAATAAGGTACCGACTAACAAACCGCCACCACTTAGAACGGCGTAAGACGCGGTTAAATTGAGTACGTCACCATCTTGAATATAATTTTGTGCCATGACTTACGCTCCTACGTTTTTCTGTGCGCCGCGATAATCCACCACGCCCACACCAAAATCTAAACGCACTTTGTATTTTGTGCCGTCGGTAGTGAAACCTTCTTCACTGTCAATAAACGGCTGTTCGTTACCGTCTAAAAACGCCACTTCTAAAGTCGGTGTATCATTTGGATTGGCGAACATATACCACGCATTGCCCGTTAATCGTGGTGTGTCTACGATTTGCGAAACGACGTTGTAAGATTTGTTTTTGCGCTGTAATTTGTTCGGTGTGTCAGGGTCGAATTCTGAACCGACAACCACCCGCGCATCACCACCCATTGAAGTAGGGCAAAGTAAAATGTCAGGGCGAATGTCTAGGAATTCTTCACCACCGATACTTTTTTGTTTCGCCATGCCAACGCGCAACGTGTCTAACGAATCAACTGAAATCACTGTGCCTGTTGAAACTAAGTTGCCGTGATCGGCATGGAATAAATTTTTACCGTCTGCCATGACAGGATTTGAAAGCAATAACGCATAAACGGCTTTTTCAATTGTCAGTGCAGCGGCTTTGCCGAGTGACGCGGTCAAATCTAACCATGCACCTAAATCGTCATTGATAATCATCTTGCGACTTAGCGTCACGATGTTACCGAATGTGCCGATTTGCAACGATTCCAACTCACCGTCAGCGAGTTTTTTATGACGGTATTCGCCGTTTTCGTCTACTTCGTCAAGCGAGCTAAGTTCAGCAGTTCTAATACGATTCCATTTTCTGAAATCAGTAACAGAACCTGTTTTAGCAATCATTTTCCAAGTGTGTGCCGCTTCGGTGTAAGCACTAAGCAAAACAGAATTGGTGGTGTGATCTAAGATAATCGGGAAGTCACTGGTTGAAGAGGTAATTGCCCGTTTAACCATGTCGTTATCACTTAAACCGTGTGTTTTTTCGCCACCACGTTCTAACGAATCACGAGCCAATTCACGCAATGAAAGCCCTGCATACGGATTGCCTTTTAACTTTTCAATCCGTTCACTCGATTTTAAGAAACCGCCACGCGCTAAAATTGAGTTGACTGCCGCGTCACGTTTTAATTCGCTTTCGTCTGCGCCCATCACAATGTGCGAGGTGTGTGTGGGTGTGGCTTTGGCACGTTCAATCATTTCATCGAGTGCCATTTTGCGTGCCATATCTGCTGACACGTTTTCAGTGATTAGCTTTTGTGCAAATTCATCATCTAAACTTGCGGCGCGAACGGCGTGTTGAATGTCAGAAACGCGCTGACGTTCATCTTCAACTGCTTTTTTGCGCTCTGCTTCAATGTTAATCGGTGCTGTAGCAGGTGGATTTTCTGCCGAGCGTTCTTTGTCTTTTTCGGCTAATTTAGCCAACGCGGCTCTTTCTTCGGGGGTCATAGGTTTCTCTTTTTCATTAGTAATTTCAATGGAACGCACTTGCGCTCCAACGTCTGCGGGAATGGTCACAAGAGATATTTCTTGCGGTGTCCAGCGTGTTGCGGTGTAAATGGGTAAATCGTTTTGACGTTCTTCAATCGTGACGGTTTCAATCGAATAACCGACGCTAATTGAACGTAAAATGCCTGCTTTCACATCGGCTAAAATCGGGGCAACGCTTTCGCGTTCTGAAAAACGCACGATTGCTTTGCCGATTCCTTTGTCAATCCAAGCGCGTTCCACTACGCCGATAACGTCTTCAAGGCTGTAGCGTGAATGGTTGGCAAGTAACGGCGCACCACTTTCAAGGCGTGATAAATCGACCGATTCTTTGTCTACTTTCAAACGCTCAATGAAATAGCGGTCACGTTGCCAGTCATAACGTCTGTAATCTGCACCCGTTGAAAAAATCAGTTCAACGGTGCGTTTTTCTTCATTAAAAGTAGTCGGTTCAAATGCCGCGCGAATTCTTAACTCGTCGGGCTTTTCTGGTTTGGCAGAGCGCGTAAAAAACGCGGCTTGATTATTTGGTGGCTGCATTGTCTACCTGTGAGTTTTGTTTAAGTTGTACACGCGGGTCAGTGTCGAGCGTGATGTTTAAGCTATCGAGTAATGCGTTAGTGTCTGCGATTTCTTTCAACACTTTTTTCGCGTTAAAACCTAATTCGCGCATCGCTTCAGGATAGGATTTGAAACCCGCTCGCACGGCTTTTGCCATTGCAGGGATTTCGCGTGTTGGATCAGTGAGTGTTTTCGCTGGCGGTGTCCAAGTGAATTTGGCGTTGTTCGTGTTGGCACTTGCTAACATCGCGGCATTCAAAAAGGCTTTACCGACACTTTCACAAAAAGTTGGAATCATCATTTGCCATTGCCATTGCTCAACATTCAAAAACATTGAACTGCGGCTCATGCGTGCTGACGAAAAATTGACTTGCGACATATCGCCTGTTAATTCTTCGTAAGTGATACCGCTACCCGTCGCAATATCACGCAAAGTCTCGCGTACAAAATCGCCCGAAGTGGCGGCAGGTGGTTCACTAAATTCGATACGGCGACCTGTTTTGAGGGCGAAAATCGTTCCTGGTGACAAATCGGGGATTTCTTCACTGATTTCTTCAGCGGCTTCTTGCGGGTGTTCGTCATACAAAAAGCCTGCAAAAAGGTTTGAAAGCTGTTGACGTTTTAATTGTGCGTCTTGAAAAATATCGAGTTCGCGCAATTTGACCATTACCGTTGAAAGCCAAGGCGTGCCACGCGCTTGACCTGTTCTATCAACGCGAAAAACGTGAATGATGTCGCTGGCAGGTACGCGAGTAGATTTGAGTTTTAAACCAAATGCGTTGCCTGAATGGGCGTTGAAAAGGTGATACGCCACTAAAACGCCGTTTGCATCGAATTCAATGCCACGCACAATCAAGCCGCCTGTTTTTAAAACGCCGTGTTTGCCGTCGTCTAAATAATCAGGTTCAAGCACTTTAAGTTTCAAAGGAATTGAAACGCCTTTGTCGGTGCGAATGATTTTTGCAGGAACTTTGCGGATTAAACATTCGCCCGATTCCACCACGCAACGCATGACTAAACGTTGCAAGCCGTAAAAATCGTGACGACCGTCAGCATCGCAATCGGTGCTTTCTGCCCACGCTTGCCAAAGTTGTTCAAGTTTTTCGTTGTCTTGGATTTCGCCGACGATTCCCGTGCCGATGGTGTGAGCGGTAATCGCTTGCACAATTCGGGCGGCGTGTGGATTGTTGCGAACTAAATCACGCGAACGGTCGCGCATAAGTGGCAATGACAATGCCATTGCAGCAGTCGCGTCGCTGGGTTTGGTTTTCCAACCTGAAAGGCGATTTGATTTGCTACCCGCTTCGTAATTACGAGTTTGAATGTCGCCGTTGTAACGGTTCGTTTTTTTCGCTTTGCGATTCCAAAACCACGCCATGACTACAGCCCCTTACTCGTGACGAAATTTATCGCACGGCTACGGGTGCGCGTGTCGGTTTGAGCAACCCCTAAATCGGCGCGAATAAGGTCACGCGCTTTTATCATGTCATTGGTTGACTGATAGCGCACACTGCGGTCACGGAATCGGACTTCAAGTTGTCCCGATGCAATTGCCGTGTTTATTATAGTTAGGTCGTCTGTCGTAAATTCACTCATAGTGGCGACAGATTACAGAAGGGCTTGTGTAATTTTCTACCCTAGTTTTTACACAAAATGATTTTTTATAGGCACAAAAAAAGCCCTCGAACCAGTGACGGCGCGAGGGCTTTTTGTTGTTTTTCTTTACTTCAAAAGAATCATCACAATGGCAAAAGCAATCATTGCTTTTATACAAAATAGGTCAATGTCAATTTTAATCAGCCTTTTTTCAATTTCATAGTCGCTCATTTCATCACCTCATAATCAAAAATCGATTGTTGTTTTAACTTCATGTGAACACCTGCCAGTTTTGCGTGATTGCGTTTCACGCGCTGTTGAATTTGCACAGGTGGCATTTTGTCACGCTTCAACAAATTATCCTTAGCCCACAACGGTTGCAAATTGCTGTAATGATTCAAGCGCAAAACATCTTCTTCGGTTTTGGCTGATGCTATTGGAATAATGTGGTCAATGTGCCACTTATCACGATTATCCCAATTCATGCCGTCCACAAATTGCGCCTCAAGATGCGCGGCAAAGGTTTCATAATCACAACCCAAAATTTTATGCGTGCGAGATTTTTTGGTGTATTTTTTTCTTTTTAGTGACTCTCTAATAGAGTGGGTAATCCGATTTTTTAGCACATAAATAGGATTATTTTTTCTTTCTTTTTTCTTCCAAGCGCGAGATGCTTCCCTTACTTTTTCAAGATTCCTTTTATGCCAAGCGCGTAATGTTTCCCTTATTTTTTCAGGATTCGCTTTACGATAAGCGCGATGACGTTCACTAATTTTTTCAAAATTTTCTATATAGTAATTGAGTTGATATTCCCTTACTTTTTCATGATTCGCTTTACGATAAGCACGATTACGTTCCCTTACTTTTTCAGGATTCGCTTTACGATAAGCACGATCACGTTCACTAATTTTTTCAGGATTCGCTTCACAATAAGCGCGTTGACGCTCTTTATGGCATTTTTTACAAATGCTAATAAATCCGAATTTGTATCTACTGTTTTTATAAAAACAACTAAACTCTAATTCCAGTTTGCATTTTGAACAGACTTTTGTTTTTATTTCTTTTGCCATTCCAACCTCCAAAACTTTCACAAACCACCACGCCACAATCAACGCGGTGGCATTCGTCAAACGTTACGCAACAAATTTCGCCGAAACGATTTTACCAATCGTATCCAATTTATTTTGCGGGTCATCTTTGATGACGTGATAACCCAAAATTTTCAATTCACGAATGACGTGTTCAGGCGTTCCGACTAACACATCGGGTTCAATTGAATTGATGACCGTTGTACCCGCATGATTTGTCATCATCCAACGCAATCGTTGGTCGGCTGGCAACGCTAACATCATCGTCGCATATTCACCCCATGCAAGTGGTTTAGGTGGAACTTTTCGTAAACGCTCCAATTCACGTTTTGAAATTAGCGTCATGCGGTCATCAGTTGGAAGGTCACGCAAGGCGTTTGGAACGTGCTGATTTTTCGTAAAATAGAAATCCTCCAAACGGTCTTGAACTGCCCAAGCGTTGTCGGTGTCCAAAATTTTAGCGTGGCGAACTGTGCCGCGTTCTGTCCAAAGGTATAAACTTTTCGTGAATTTATTGATTATTAGCTGACCAACTTTCAGTTGGTTAGCTTTGAAAGCTCTTAAATCTGCGCCTTTCAGTAAAAAATAATGCACACCTTCGATAAATCGACTGGCATTTCTAGCGAAGTTCATTTGAATGTTATCAATTGCTGTACCGTAAATTTCAGCAAGCAATTCGGTTGTGATGACAGGTTGATTTTGCCACATGATGGCGGGGAGTGTTTCTGGAGTTACTGCAATTGAATTAGTCATTTCTGACTCCTATTTGTTTTTACTAAATTAAGCCACCGAAGTGGCGGTTAGGAGCTTAGTAACAGTCAAAAAGGATACTGCGACAGATATTCAATATATTCTCTGCCACTCCTAACGCGCTGGCGCAATTTTACCATTAAATAGCGAATTGCAAAAACTGGTAGGTACAAAAAAACCGCGTGATTATCGTATGCGGGTAACGCCTTTTAGACTGGTTACTAAGCCAGTGCTTTCACTTGAAAGCGGGGGGATGTTAAACCCGCATGATGAGCTTGTCAAACTGTTACATTAGCTTTCTTTTTTCAGCTTCCGCGATTAGCTCTGTAAGTCGCAATTGTAATTCTTGTGAATTCATAATTTTTGCATCATGCGTGAGCTGGTAAATTTCACGGATTAAATCCGTATCGTGTTGCGTGATTTGTTTTGCACCAATTGGTTCAGATTGTTCCATTTTGGAGTTCCCGTCGAATGTGCATCATTTTTTCTAAATACACACAAAAATCCATGGCTTCGTCTTGGGCGTGTTGTAACCGTTCATCAAAAATTAAATCTTCGCGTTCCATTGAAACGCCGTATTTATTCAAGCCAAATTCAGCGCGTTCTTTTATTTTTTCGCAAACTACATCTTCAATTTTGCTCATGTGGGTTTTCTCCTTAATACGGAACATCATCGTTATAACGTGGTGGCGTACCATTTCTTGCGGCTTGATACGCCGCGCCGCTTTGTTGTGGCGGTGGCTGTTGATATTGTGGCGCAGGTTGTGGTGCATAAGCCGCTGGCGGATACGGGTCTGCTTGGTGACTTTCATAAGCGGATTGTTGATTTTCAGAACGTTTACCGCCGACTAAATCCAAAATATCAGCGTTCACTTCGAGTTGAAAACCTTTTGTACCATCGTTTTTCGTATATTCATTGACGTTTAACTCACCAGAAATAAATACAGCTTGTCCTTTCTTGAGATATTCAGCCAATGAACCTTCTGCGCGTTTTCCCCATAAGACAACACGAAGCCAGTTTGTTTTTTGTTTATCACCAAAGCCCGTATTGTTGGCAACCGATACATTTAAAACGGCTTGACCACTGGGTGTGTATTTGACGGTTGCATCTTGACTGACGTTACAGACAGCGGAAAAAACATTACTCATGCGCTAACACCCGTTGAACCAAAGCCACCCGTGTCACGGTCTGTTTTATTGAGTGCATCGACCTCAATAAAACTAACTAATTCCACTTTGCTAATCACCATTTGCGCGATTTTGTCACCACGTTTAAAACTGTGTGGTTCGTTGTCAAAATTCTTTAAAATCACACCGATTTCGCCACGGTAACTGCTATCAATTGTGCCTGGTGAATTTAAAACCGTGATGCCTTGCTTTAAAGCTAAACCAGAACGCGGGCGGATTTGCATTTCGTAACCTGTTGGTATTTCGATTGCAATGCCTGTTTTAATCAGCGCGTGTTCACCAACCAATAAGGTAAAATCGTCAATGCAATGCAAATCCATTCCTGAATCAGTTGCATAAGCGCGTTGTGGAATAATCGCGTTTTCTTGAAGTTTTTGAATTTTAAAAATCATATTTAAAGCCTCTTATCGTTGATGTTGTGGGTAATGCGTGCTTTCAAGTGATTCGGTTAAACCACAATCGACACATTTTTTTTCTTTTGTCGATTCGTAGCGTGCAAAGTTTGGATGTTCACATTCATCATCTTTATCGTGTCTGACAACATAATTAACAAACCAAAAGATGATAAATATGAAAACAACTGCAAACCAAAAAGCTGCTGATAAACTCATTATTACGTCCTCGTTATCTAAAATTTTTAACAATTTTGTACACGCTATTGACCGTTAAACTGAATTCACGCGCAATTCGTGCTGGCGCAACGCCCTGGGTGTGAAGTTTTGAAATCTGAGCATTACGTTCTTCAAACGGGATCGCAACATAAACACTACTGCCGCCAAACGGATTTAGTAATTCACAGGTAATTTTATTTATCATGTCGTTATCGTCGGTGTATTGGCTAACCACTTTTTTAACGTGTTCATTAAATTCACTCATTTAAGATAGCTCGATTGTTTTTTGATGATGGTTTTTTTAGGCGGTGCAACAGGTGACAAATTTTCACCCGTTGCACCAATTGGTTCAGATTTGGTAATTTCACCGACTAATTCTGCCCATTTTGCTTTCGTGTAATGATGCAAACGCAATTCGTGATGATGCGCGGCGGCATAAGCGTAGACGTAAGTATCAAGCGGTTCATTTCGCGCCCCGCGTTTGTTCACAAAACGCCCTGTTTTTGGGTCGAATGTTTCAGAGGTGAAACCTGCGAAAAATTCACGCTCTAATTGTTCGCTGAAATGCAAGGCGCGTTCATCCGTTTCTTTGTCGGCATCGGCAGATAAACGAGCAAAGATTTTGTGTTTGATTTGAATCGTGCCGACGTGTTGAATGTGAACGCCAAACTTGTTGAGTTGTCCGCGAAAATTTACGTCGGTGGCTTTGGGTTTTGAAAGCACAGGCGCGGTGGTTGACGTTGCACCAAAAATAGCTAACGGGCGTTTGATTTGTTTGCGGCGCACATAATCCTTGACGGCTTCGGTTCGATGTCCACCTGCGTCAATAGCCGTTGCAATAATTGCTAGTTTTTTGCCGTTTTCACATTCGATGGGCGTGTTGAGTAATTTGGTGAGTTCATTCCAAACATGATCCTCAGCAGGGTCGCCGAGTAATTCAACGTAATCCAACACCCACGATTTCATGCCAACGCCCCAGCCAACAATTTGTACGGCAATGCGGTTGTCTTGGGTATCTACGCCACACGTTATTGCGCCAACGCCATACGGTGCAATGCGTAGCGGATAGTTTTCAGCGCGTTCAGCAATCACATTCATTTTGATTGAACGCATGAGCGGGTCTTCAAAGGCTTCCGCTAAATAATCATTGATAAAGGTTTTTAATCGCGCGGTATCGCCTTGGCAATCAAGCCACATTTCAACCAATTCAACCCAGCGAATACCTAAACCAATCGGGTAATAAAGACAATTTGCCGTGTAACCGCGTAATTTACCATTGGGATTTTCAGCAACCCAACGACCGCGTGCGATTAAATCTGTTTTTTGATGTTCGTAAATTTCGCCTTCGCATTCACGGCAAACATAACGCACATTGGTTGCGCCTTTTTCCCATTTCAGATTTTGCCAAACTAACGGTTGTTCATGGTTGCAGTGTGGACAAGCAATGTAATAGCGGCGTTGGTCAGATTTTTCATAGAGTTGTTCCGTGCGGCTTAAACCTTTGATTTGTGGCGTGGACGCAAACAACACTTTGTATGTTGATCGGTAAGAGGTTGTGCGACCAAGTAACATATCAACAGGATCATCCGCGCCCGATAAGTTTTGCGCGAAAGTGTCTAATTCATCCACTAACAGAATTTTGACTGCCGTGGATTTGAGACGGGCGGGTGAGCCTGCGTGTTCTAAATACAGTTGCCCACCGTTGAAGTCTTTGAACCACTTGGTATTTGCACTTTCGCGACTGGCGTTGGTGGTGAGAATTTCAGTAACGAGCGGGGTTTCTTCAATCAACGGTTTTAATTTTTGATTGTTGAATTTGGTCATCGACACTTCGGACGGGAAACACAGCATCATCGGCGCGGGAGCTTCAACCATCGTGTACGCCATGATGTTGCTGAGTATTTCTGATTTTCCGATTTGAATCGGCAGCATTAAAACTACTTGCTGCACATTTGAGCGCGACGAAAAGCAATCCATGATTTCGCGTTGAATTGGATTGCTATCGGTTCGCCATGCACCCGCTTTGCCCGACGTTTTATTCGACAACACGCGATACAAATCCGCCCATTCGCTCACGCTGATATGTTTGCGTGGGGCGAATGCACGCGAAAGCGCGTTGTAGATTTTTTCTTTGGCGTTTAAGTACATTTACGCCGCCCCCAATTTCTTAAACAGTTGTGAAAGTTCAGTTAAAAAACTTTCGTTGTAATCGCGCATCATGGATTTAATGCGGCTTGCATCCGATTCAACAGCAAGTTGTTCGGCTAAAATGTCGGGCTGTGCTTCAAAACGTGTGCGAATGATTGCCGCCGCACCTGTGATGGCTTTTAAAACATCCTCTGCAACCAGTAACAAACCTGTCGATTGTTCAAATTCTTGTTTGGCTTTTGCTGCTTTGAATTTTTCATGTTGCGTTTTGTAATCGTGATACGAGCCTTCAACAATGTCAGTGGTGTTATCGAATGCACCAATTGGTTCAACGTCGTCATCGTTTTCGGCTTCAATTTTTGAGGCTTTTGCGGCGCGGGCTTTTTCGTGTCGTTCAACAACACCCGCTTTTGATAAATCCGCGCTTTCTGCCATCAACTTGAGCGACGCATCCACGACAATCTTTTTGCCGCTTTCGTCATAAACTAATCGTCCTAATTTGCCCAAATACGTCACATAAGACGGTTTTTTGTTTAACAGACGTGCGAATTCGCTTTTTGTGACGATGTTTTCAGTCATTGTTTATTTTCTGCGTATTCACGAAGAAGTTTTAATGCGATAAGCGCGTGCATTTGCGCCTGACTTTTTTCTGAGTGCATATCATTTTTCATTTCTGGCTTAAATGTTATTTTTACATTTATGTTTTCGCCGTCTTCGTGATCTGTGAATGTAATTATTGCTGTTGCCATTTTTACCCCCCGTTCGAGCGAATAGTTTTCATAATTTCACGCACAGGCGTGATTTCATATTCAATAGCAAGTTCTAAATCTTTTATTGATTCAGCCAAATTGACTGCTAATTGTTTGGCTACTGAATGTGAACAAACAATTACTGTTTCTTCATTTGTTCCATTGCTTGTTGCTGTACCAATCTTGATTTGAATATCACTGGCGGTCAGGTTTATTGCTATTTCGTTAAAGTAAATCATTCTGCAATATCGCTATCTGTTCTGTAGCTTGTTAATTTTTCGTAATCTTTGCGGTTCAAAATAATGTCTACTTTTGCTGGTCTTGAATGTCTAACACTTACTCGATTCACAAAGCGACGTATAAAAACAATTGTTTTATAAGCATCTTTCTTTGCATGATTGAGTTTTTTAAATCCTATACTCATTCCGCAATCTCCCCATCAGTCATAAACCCATATTTCGCTTCAAATTCGCTTTTAGTCAGTTTGCAAACATCGATGTACGCCTCACACTCCCCCAGCGTTTTGCAATAGATTTCGCTGTCATCATCATCACAAGTCACAACAAAACCAGCGAAAGGAGTGACTTTCATTCTTAGTGAAGCGGCTTGTTTGTCTAATTCTCTTTTAAACATCTTTAAAAATGTTTTGGGATAGTCCGCAACAAAATCAGCTAGTGGATATTCTTTTTGCAGCTTTTCTTTAATGTTCATTTTTCTTTTTTTGTTTAAAAAATATAAAAATAATAATGTGTCGAGTGTGTGTCAGGTCTGTGTCAGGTCTGTGTCGAGTACGAAACATAGCAACTGCGGGGTCTGTGTCGAGTGTGTCGAGTGAAATGCAAACTACGCGCATGAGAATGTTTTGTGGCTTGATTAAATCGCTTACACACATACGCGCACGCGATAACCCGACACACTCGACACAATCCAGTAATAACGCGGGTTTTCAACCCGACACATACTCGACACAACCCCGACACATACTCGACACAATTAGTCATAAGTACCACCTTTGTAGGCTTTTACGGCTAATTTGAAATTGGCAACGCATTTACCCAACCATGCTGATTCTGATTCTGACGGCGGCAATTCAATTCCATTTGGCGGATAAAGTAGTTTTTGTGGGTTTTTAGTCATGCCTACGCCTTCGATGTAACGCTTGCATTTCTTTTCAACGCCGCATGACTTAACCAATTGCGCGACCACTTTTGAAATATCGGTGCTGTGAAAACCATTTTTTAAACACCAGGCGCGATAGAGTTCATAAACATCTGTTGAAAGGGCTGGCTGTACTTGGACATCATCCAATTCGCCGCCCACCCATGAAAAAAAAAACGCTGAATTGGATTGCGGTTTAAGTCGATAAGCTCTTTTTTATCGTCGGTATCAACGGGCTTTGTGTGTTCGTTAAAATCGCCACAATCCAAATGCAATAGGTAATGATAAAAAGCCGACACGCCGCCGTTTTTGATTTCAGCGGCAACGGACCTGTAAAAATCGTCATCCTGCTTGCCCTTAATCCAAAACACCGAATGACGGCGGTCATCTTGTTCTAGCACGACGGGTTGAATTTCGTTTGATAGATAAACCATGTTGAACTGATTTTTTTCAAAATAATCAGGCAGGTTTTTTGGATTGATGCGAATGGTATCGCCCGTGATAATCGCTTTGAGTTTGTTTTTGAGTTGGAATAAATCGTGTCGGGCAATCACTTCGTCAGCGATTAAAAACAATTTTCCCGATACCCAAGTGTTGAATTTGTCTTCGATTGCCGATTGATCAATCACTTTTGCGTATCGCCCATAAATGGCGGCATACGCTTCAAAAAATAGATTTTTACCCGTGCCTTGACCACCGTGAAACACCAGTGACGTTTTCAATTTTGCGCCTGGGTGTTGCAACGGATACGCGAGCCATTTCAAAACATATTGATAATGCGCCAAGTTTTCATTGACCAAAAAGAACAACAAATCTTTGATTAAATCGCATTGCCCTTGAATCGGTTGCGTAGGCATACCGTTCCAAATGTTGTACTTAATCGACGTGTCGGTGTCGGAAGCGTCAAACCCAAATTCTTCAATTTTACCCACCACTCTATCGCCACGTTCACGCCACCGACCCATCAATTCACGCGAGCGGCACAAGTCCTCAATGTCTTTTTTGAGAATCAACTTGCGCTCTTTATGGTCAAAGAACGTGCTTTTTTGCCCTTCGAGCAATGTAAATCGCTGCAAAATGTCATTCACTGACGATAGCAATGTAGCGAAACCATCACTTTCCCCCGCCCCCTCGCTGTGACGCGCCCCGCCTTGAACACGCCAGCCTTTCGCGGCAATCGCTTGTTCGACTTGAAAACGCACCGTGGCAAGGGACTCGACGTGCATTAAGTCGTTGAAGTCGGTTAATTTGCCTTGATTTTTCTGATATGACAGGAAACGGGCGGCATTATCAGCAAAAACGGGATAAACCACGCCGCAAGCGTGTGTCATGGCGGCTAAATTTGCTCGTTCGATACCTGTATTTTTCTTGGTATGTGGCTTGCCACATTGGTGACAAAAGGTAGGATTGATTTCTAAATCAATTAACGTCTTGCACTCGCGGCACGTTGCCAGTGAATCGTTGTCAGCGCAGATAAGAAAATGGATGTTGCGGTAATGTTTTTTGAGAGCCGCAATCACAGGTTCAATGTTGTTGGCATCAAACGCACAAGCAACGGGAAAACCTGTTGCTTCGTGAAGTGTGGCTGCGGTCGCGTAACCTTCGGCGACCAAGACGATATTGGTAGGTGATCCGATTAAGTGAAAATGTCCTTTTTTCGCCATGCCTGACGGATAAAATTCTTTATCCCGTCCAAGTTTTTCAATGCGATCCTTGCTGACCTTTGAATCCAATATGATTTGTAGCCCGTGAACTTTGCCGCGTGTGTCAGTGACGGGAATGATAAGCGAGTTTTTTTCACTGAATTTTACGCCGTAAGCACCAATGCCTTTTTTGTGTAAATAATCACAATCGCCGTCAACGGACATTTTACCCAATAAGTGTTCAGCGGCTTGGGCGCAACGTTCAGCACGTTGTTTTTGTTCGGCTTCAATGCGTTTTCTGTCATCGGCAGCACGCTTACGCATGGCTTCTTGTTGTTCGGCTGTGAAAACGTAGCCGTCTTTGTCAAGTTCAACTTTTTGAGTATTTTTTTCAGCACCTAACCATTCA